GCCGCCGTGCGCGAACCCGCCACCTCGGGATCGTACCAGTCGGCGGTCTCGAAGATCGTGCCGATGTCAGGTCGCGAAGTGATCATATCCGGAGTCCACTCTCGTGAAATTCAACCCCTGCCCCTTCTTCCGCTTCTTCTTGATATCGCCCGCCGCCCACGCATAGACCACGGCATCGCCGCGGTCAGGGGAGCGGCCAAGCCGCTTGATGATGTCCTCTTTCGACTCGACGTAAATCTTCGGCGGTTCGCCGCGCCGCACCGTGAACGTCGGCGCCGTCAGGTCAGCCCGCAGCGCCGGGTCCGGCGGAAGCGCGATATTCATGCCGTAATCAGGGTCCAGCGCTTCCCTCAGGCACCACCACAGTTCCGACCGGCGGGTCACGAAGTGGAACGCCCCATCCCGAGTCGCCCGCGCCGATCCGGCCGCGCCGTTGATGGCGTTAAATCCTATCGACGCGTTTGCCAGCGCATCCTCGGCCGCAGCGCCGATGCCGATGGAATCGACGTTGACCGGAGCGCCATCACGAAGGTGCGCGGCGACAAGACCTGCCACCGCAGGGCCGTTCGGCGTCTCCCGGCCGGGCACACAAATCAGGTTGTCGAACCAGACGCCATAGCGAGGAGAGAGAACCGTCTGGTCGCGACCGCCGCGCGCAACGTCCAGCCCCAGCGCGGACATCGGCACATCATCGGGCTTGCCCTTCGCCCACCGCTCCTCCGCCGCCAGAACCCACGCCGTCTTGATGACCTGGAATTCGCTGTCCTCCCGCGCAGCCATGAAATTGCCGTCCCTGATCGCCGACCGCATCGGTTCCGGCATGGCGTCCAATGTAGCCTGATAGCCGGTATCGATCAGAAACGGATTGTCGCCAAGAGCGGCCGGAATGAAACTTCTCGACTTCGGTCGGTAGACCTTGCCGCCCCACTCCCGGCAGTCCTCCGGCCCATCGACCTCCATGTCATGGCCGTCCGGGTCGGTCAGGAACCACCGTAGCTCACCGAACGCCGCCCGCTGCGGATACGTCGGATCAAGCCACGGCCGGAACATACCGATGATCCATTGTCCCTCGGCCGACAGGGGCGGATTGCTCGCCAGTATCGACCGTGTGCGCTGCGCCGACTTCCGATCAAGATCGTCGTGCGCGGCGCGGTTCCAGCCGAGGATAAACCTCACCACCGCCTCGATGAACTGGCATGCCTCGTCGATGCCGATCAGGTCGTGCGGATTCCCCTGCCACGTCTGCGCGCGGTCAAGCGTCGCAGCCGCGCCGAAATCGATCACCCGGCCACCATGCTTGAACTGTGCCGGCGGCTGCTGGTTCAGCCCCTGCCGCGTGCCCGCTATCGCGACCACCCGCTCAATCAGAGCCGACAAATCCGTGTACTGCGGCCGCATCAGCAGTGACCGCTTGTGCCGCGTCAGCGCGAGTCCCGCGAGCAAATCAGTGTTGTGCGTCGGGATCATCGCCCGTCCGGCCAGATACAGCCGGTGCGGGCTGTCCACCGCCACGCACTTGACCGGCACGCTCTCGACCGGTTCCACCGAGACGATGTAGCGGCGCTCATGCGTGCCGCGAAACCCGCCGCGTTTCTGTCGTATCAACTTCCGCGGCAGCCGGAACGCCGGGAGAGCCGTCAAGAACTTGATTCGGTACTTCCGACCGATCCGCCGGCCTCCGAGAGTCGCCCATCCTTCGGTTACCGCCGCCTTGATGCCAAGCGACCGGATCAATTCTATCACGCCGTCCGACAGAACCTTCCGCGTGGTCGTGAACTCGCAATGTCCCCGTTCGTCGCAATAACCGTCGGTGTCCATCAGGCCCTGCAACAATGCAAGGCGCTGTATCTTCGCGCCCCGCAGATACGTTGCCGGGATATGCTTGTTGCCGAGAACACCCATGCGACGAAGCGCGGCCTGTAGACCGCCGGTCACGCCGTAGGTTATCGGCGAATAGGCGCGGTAACTGATTCCGTACCCTGCGGCCGCAAGGCTTTCGACAATGTCCGCATCGGTCGTCGTCACGGCAGACGATGCGGTGTTCCCGTCCCCGAGCCATACGCCGAAAACATAGGGATCGACAGGAAAGTCCAGAGGATCGCACGCCAGCGCGCCGCAGACGGCTATCGAATGGTTGATCTCCCTGCCGTCGTACAGGGAGCCGGCTATTTCCTCGGTCGTCTTGACGCTTCCCGTGACCGGCACCGGCGCATATGGCCGCGACGCATTCAGAACCGACAGATCGGGACGTTTGCCCTTTCCGCGGCTTGGACGGGATGCCCGACGGCGTGCGCGCCATTCCGGCTTGATCCGCAACAGCCGGTCGCGGTCCGACGCCGTCAACGTCTGCCATCGATGTTCGGCGTCGGCGACGATTTTGGAACCGTCGGAAAACCGGACGCGATAGCAGCGGTGGTCCAGCATGACCGGACTCGTGGCCGTCACCCGGCAGGGCTGGCCGTTGTCGTCGAACAGCGTATCCCCGACCGAAACGTCGCCCATCGTGGTCCAGCCGGTGGGCATCGGCAGCGGCGTATCGAGCGCCAGCGCTTTCCCGCCTCCTCCCTGGCCGCCGTAAAGAAGCTCGTCAGCAGCGCCGAAGAATGCCTCCGTCTGAGGTCCCGGATTCGGTATCCAGACCTGACCCTTCGTCGCAGTGACTACCGCCTGCCTGTCCGCGGCGGTCAGCGCACCGAGCGCCGACAGGTAGTCACTCAGGCTTTGGCTCATGCACACCCTGCGCGATCACGAACGCCAGCCGGCGGGCAAGCTCGTTCGGGCCATATTCCGTCTGGATCGGCCCACCATCGGCGCCCGTGTGCTCCTGGCGGTCGCGCCAGCCCTTACGGTTCTTCAGCCAGAACACGCACGCGCCGGTATCCGGCGGGTAGTGTTTTTCGATGGGTGTCAGCGTGATCTCACCCTGATAATTGGATACGTGAACGTCAGGATGGGAATACCCGATGGCGCGATGGTAAAGGCTGCGCTCCACCCGGTTGTCGGCAATGTCCTTGCCGGCCGTCATCGCCTCGGCCAACTCCTTGTTACGGGCCGCCCAGCGCCACAGCGTCGTTCGGTTAACCCCGAAGAAGTCAGCCACGTCGGCGTCAACAGCGCCGAGCTCGCACAGCTTGCGAGCCTGTGCGGCATATTCCTTCTTATACCCTGACTTTGCCATCCTATCTCACCATCATATGTCCGAGGCCAGCGATCATCGGCGCATACATGCGGCCGTCGTCAGCTGCGGCAGACGACGCTATCCCCGCGTACAGCGCTTGAACGTGAAGCCGTTGCGGCGCTTCGAGATCGCTGGCATCCGGGATCGCGCCAGGTCGCGCGAAGTGAAGCGCAACATTGATCGCGGACTTCCGCTTCGCAGCCGTGTCGATTGCCATCAGCTCCACTCTCCGCGCGTGTGCGTGGTGCCGTCGTCCGAATGCGTCGAAGTCGCGAGATTCGCGCCGTCGGCGTCGTTGCGCAGCGTCTGCGTCGTAGCCGTCTGCGTCACCTTGTTGCGGCTCAGGGCCCCCATCCAGCCCACGATATTCCGCAACGTCGCTCCGGCCCACGTGAACACGCCAGCGGGCTCGGTGATGGCCTCGTCGAGGATGGCATCTACCCCGGCAGCCGATAGCGAATAGCCGGTCTTGCTCGCAGCGGCCACGACTACACCGTCCGTTCCTGTATCGGCGAGTATCGCAGCCGTGTCGGTCTTGATCGCCCCCAGCCCGTCCGTCCCGTTCGCGAGATCGACCGCCGCTGCCTCCGCCGATAGCGAAAAATGCCAGACAACCTCACCAACCACGGAAACGCTATCTACGGTGCCCGTGGTTATAACCAGATCGTAGGACTTGCCAGTCTCAAACCCGTTCGCGCCGGTCGCCACGATGGTCAGCAGGTTAAGGCCGGTGACGCTATCGTGGTCCACGCCAAGCGTAATCCCAGCCGTAATCTGCGTTACACTGTCGTCTTCATAGGCCGACACGACTGGCGTGCCGGCAAGCGTCGTCGGCGCACCCGTGGCAAAAGCCCGAGTGGTGAAACGTTTATAAAGAGTATCTCCTACAGTATAATCAGGCATTATCCCGCCAGCCCTCCGCTCAGTCCAGCAAGCCCGCCAGGGCCGGCCAAGCCACCCTGCCCGGCAAGGCTCCCCATAATGCGACCACCTGCCGCCGCCGCAGGCACGACAATCCGGGGCATCGTCGGCAGGATGATCGGCGGGCTCTGCGTCTTCGTCGTGCCGGTAATCGTCGGATTCAGCCCCCCGATATAGTCCAGTTCCGGCGACACGTTGCCATAAAGATCGCATGCCCATTGCAGCGAGGCCAAGCGCACCGCGCGAGGATGCCAGCCAGCCATCAGGGCATTGATCTCGTCCGTGGCAAGCAGGACATTCCAGATGGCGCAGATGCCGATATCGCCGTCCCAGAACTGCGCGGCGCTGGTGCGTTGCAGAACACCAAGTTCGACCTGCGTGAGCGTGATGGTCGGGTTGGTTGCTCCGGTGGCCGTCCCGTCCGCCGTAGAGGAATTGAGATAGATTTTAGAGGTGACCGATCCGCCCCCGGCGTCTTCCATGGTCCCGACGAGCCGCGAGGGCACGGTCGTTGACATGGTGGTTGCGCCAATGGCTTTTACATCCACGCCGGAACTGTCCCCTCGGTACTGGCACAGCGCCTTCCCGGCCGAGGTGATCCCGATCCGGAAAAGAGGGATAGTATTGCCCGAATTCGACATGCCGAGGGCTTCCCGCTCGGCCGTAAGAGTGTCCGGGCGAACAGCCGCAAAAAAAGTCGCCGGAATCGAGGAAAACGGCACCGCCGACGTGTGCAGCCCTTTGTCGGACGAGCCGTTAAAAAGCCTCGCCACCTTAAGCCTCCTCGTAAACATCTACGCTCGTGACTAGCGCATCCACAGCAAGGCTGTCGTCCGTAGCGTGATCGGCGTCGCGCGTCAGCCGGTTATCCGTCGTCGTGAGGTTGATTGTCATTACTGAAGCTTGATTTCGCCGCCGATCAGTTCGGCATCGCCTGGACTCGCCGTGCCGCCCGTGGCATCCCGGACAACCCGCAGGATGAACCATTCGTTAGGCTGCACCCCGTCCGCCTGGGCGTTGGTGAAGTTGACGCTGGCGTAGTCGAGCTTACCAGCCGCAGTCGCTTCCGTCGCCAGCACCGTCTGCGCGGCGGCAAAGGTGAACGCCTCCACGCTGTCAACGTCATCGGCCAGCCGGTAGAAGCTCACTTCCCAGTCGCAGGTCTGACTACCGACGAACGTGGTGAATTTCCACGCCAGCACGACAGTGAGGGCCGTCGTCCCGTCGTACTGACCAGGCATCTGACACAGCCAGTACGAGGTCTCGCTGGTGCCGTCGTCATAATCAAGGCACGGGATCAGTGTCGTAGCCACCTGATCAAGCCCAGCCGCGTTGGCGGAAGGCGGAAATCTGCTCTGCGCCTCAAACGAGACAAGGGTGTCGCCAGTCGCCATTTTGAGCCCTTTTGGTGTGACGAGCATGAAAAAACCGCCTCGGCGCGGGCCGGGCGGGCGGAAATTCTCTAGACTGGCGAAATCAAGGCAAATCACGCGCGCCGTGTCAAGGGCGGATATTTCTGGTCGCCTATTGACAGCCGGGCAATTGGTCGCTATATAGAGACCAGAACTAGCCGATGGAGGAACCAAGCTATGACCATTACCGACCGCCAGATTTATATCGCCACCACCCGCATGGGCGGTTCGAAGATGAAACACTTCGCAGCCGCGCTGGGCACCAGCCTTGATGATGCCGCCGCTCACTGGCCGGCCGCGAAGGAAATACTGGCTAAACGAGAAGCGCGTCGGTCCCTCAAGCTGTGGCTGGACGATCCACTCATCATCAGGATGCGCACCCGGCCGCATCGCACGCCGTCGCGTGTCGCCGCGAGTAATGCCGCTGCAGCCAGCCGACAGGCCGCCATAGAAGCCAGCATCGCCGCTGAAGTCGAGCGCGCGAACCGCCGTGAAGCCGCTCGCCGGTCCCTCATCGCGGCCGCGCGAGAGGCCCGCCGCCTCGGCTATCAGGTCCGCGCCTCAAAGGGCAGGGACGGCAGGATCAGCAGCTACTACTGCCGGCCTGTCGAAGCCAGCGGGCCGGCGCTGCGCATCAGCGACCACGACATTCCGCAAAACGACAGGCGGGACTTCATGGCCGCCGCCCACGGGCGCAGCTACTTCGATGGCTACCACGGGCCGCAGATTATCGTTGATCGTCCGCGGAGGGCGGAATGGCTGCGCCGCGCCATCTGTCTCGCGGCAAACGGTCGATGCATCCCATGTGCCGAAATCTGAAATCGAGCGCGTCAAGGGAAAGTGAAGGCCATGACCCCCACCGAACTGACCGCAATCGGCGAAGCCCTCTATGGCGAACGCTGGCAGTCCGATCTTGGCCGTGCGCTCGGCTACAAGCACCGCCGCACCGTGCAGAGATGGCTTGACGGCACCCGCAGAATCCCGGCCGACCTGCCTGCGCGTCTCAGGGTCTTGATGGCGGATCGGCGGGAGGCGCTGGCGCTGCTTGAAACGCTGGTGAGTGGGGCGGGGCAGCCCTAGATCACTCCGCCCACCAGTCGGACAGCGCCGCCTGCAGTATGCGGAGCGCATGGCCGTGGCCGCGTGAAAATCCAAACTTCCGGTCGCACTCGCTGGTGCCGCGGTTGTCGGCCACAATGTCCATCACCAGCTCCAGGCGCGTTCCGGTGGTCACGCCCGACACATCGCGCACCGGCGCCGCTTGCCGTTTCGACCACGGCACGTACCGATGCATCCAAATGCGCCGCACCGGCTCGGCGACCAGGTCGAACACGTCGAGTATCTTGCCGCCGCCATCAACCCGGTCGGAGACAAACCGCGGTCGGAAGGCGGCTCGCGTGAAGGCTGACCACACCTCGTGAATTTCTACTGCCGCAGCAATCTGGCGCTGGTCGAGGAGCCCACGCGCGGCTAGGCGGTTGATGGTGTCTGTCCGCAGCTTGGACAGGGTTTCGCGGGTCGGTGGGATGCCCTGGTCGGGCCACGGCACCGGCTCCGGCCAGAGGAGATTGCGCTTCTCGCGGCGCAGTTTTGAAAGCCACGCTCGCGCGTCGATAACCGCCTGTGTCGGGCTGAACCGCGCCAATGCTGCCCCCATGGTTGTGCTACCCTGCCGCGCTGCGCTGTGCCTGGCCGGCCGGAAAATACGTCGCCGCGATATGGCGGCTCAAAGTCAGCGGGATTTTCGCGATCATGGCGGATGCGGCCTTGCGGGCGGGCTGGCGACGATCAGGCTGGCCTTGCGGAATTGCGAGCCGTGGATCGACAGCACGTCCTGGATCACAAGTCGCACATGCTCCGGCCGCGGCTGGCTGAATTGGCCGCACATGTCCTCGATGTCGAAGCCGATGACGCGGAATCCCTCCGCCACGAGGCCTTCCGACCAGCCGTGAAGACCTGTGAACAGGTCTATGGCGAGGGGTCTATCGTCCATCGCCACAACGTAGCGGCCAGGCGGAGTCGGCGTCAATCGTTGCGTGGCTCAAAAAAATGCTGGTCCCTCTTGACGGACCGGCTATCGGTCCTTATATTAAGACCATCACGGGGACAGAACCTAACCGATGGAGGACACCATGCCAAAGTTTATCGAAGCCCGCCTTTCCGACCGCGCCCATGAATATTTCGGCGGCGACGTCCAGCGCTACCACATCGAGCGCGACGATGGGCCGAGCGTGCGCGCCTATCGGCTCTATCAGGTGCCCCACCGGGGCAGCACGCGCGAATGCGCCGTCGTTTTCGCCGCAACGGCCCGAGAGGCGCGGCGCGAGTTTAACAAAATGGCGCGCTACTCTGACACCGACCACGCCTGACCCTCTGAGAGCCCTGTCGCGGCAGGGCTCGATTGAAGGCCAGACCACAGGAGGACCGGAAAATGATCGCACCCATCACCGCCGAACAAATCCTTGCCACGCTGGCAGACTGCCGCGCCAAGGGCGACAAGGGCGCCGACGTGTCCTTCGCGCGCCTCGCGTACAAGCATGGCAACCTGACGCCTGAGGCGCGGCAGATCGCCAAGGAATACGCCGCGAAGTCAAACGCCTGAGGAGGACCAGACCATGACCCCCACCGACCTCGCCGCCATCGGCCAAGCCCTGTACGGGCCGCGCTGGCAGACCGACCTTGCCGCCGACCTGGGCCACGACCCCAAGACCATCCAGCGGTGGCTTAACGGCCAGCGGCGCATCCCGGCGGACCTGCCGGGCAGGCTGGACGATCTGCTGGAGGCGAGGGCGGAGACGATCCGGAAATTGCGCGGCGCCTGATCGGCGCTAAAGGGCCTGCCACGGCCCGACCAGCGGCTTGCCGTCGGCCTGTATCAGCCGGCGGCCCGCCATGTCGTCCACCTGCCAGACGATGCCCGCGCCATCCCATGCGCGCACCCGGTCGGTCAGGTTGTCGAGCGTCCACACGCCGTTTTCCGACCGCACCAGCAACCGGGCATGAGCCACGCGGTCGGCGTTGACCGTGACCAGCACCAGCATGTCGGCGGTCTGGATTCCGGCGGCGAGCAACCGGCGCCGCTTCTCCATCACGAAATCGTCGCAATCCCCGGTCGATAGCCCGGCCTGCCAGCGGTCATCGCCCGGCGGATCGGCCCTCCACGTCATCGAGCGGTTGACCTCGCGGGTGATCGTGACCAGGGCGGCCGGCGGCTGGGCGAAAAACGCCGCGACCTGAACGACGTGCGCGCGCTTTTGGGTGTTGCGCTCGGAACAGCCGGTCAGCAGCAGTCCGACGATGCCGACAAGGGCGAGGACGATGACGAGGCGGCGGGTTAGGGCGTCGGTCATGGTATAGCCGTTGCCCCCGTCGCGCCGATCAACTTCAGCCCATTCCCGTCGCAATAGCGCCGGAACGCCGCCTCGTGAAGCTCGCCGGGCAGCATTTCGATTCCGTGGCCGATGGTTCCGCCCTTCCATGACCCCTTGCGTCTGCCGACCTCTGCCGAAAAGCGCAGGTCAAGCGAACGGCTGACGCGAGGCTTGCGGAACAGCGACAGCCACCGGAACCAACCGGTGCCGGCGCGCCATTCGCGCTCCTCAATCCTTGTGGTGGCCGTGATCCGCTCCCCATCGAAGTCCTCGAACTCAAACGAAGCCGTGGGCGTTGCGGCCTCAACAGCCTGCTCGCGTTCCCACCGGCCGGGGTCGCCCAGGTAGGTTTTGCCATCGGTTTCCGGCAGCGTGGCGATGTGTTCGCCGGACAGCCCATAAAAGCTGCGACGCACATGCCGCCATTGCGTCCAGGGGAAAAAACATCCCCACCGCTGCTCGGTACTGCTGTCGTGGGTTTGCCGGCCGAAGTGGACGCTCAGGTGGCCGCCGTCGAGAGAAAATCCATATTCCCGGCGATCAATTTGCCAGTACCAGTCGCGGCCGAGGCGACTGACCGTCGCGGCATCCCATGACGGGAAAATCTTTGTCCTGTGCGGTCGCAGAACCCACTGTGGCAGCGCCAGAATGACCGTCCAGCCGAGGCCGCTGATTCGCAGGCTGGCGCCGGGGTATTCATCGCACCCTGACCAAAGCTCAACCGCAATGGGCCTGTACGACCCGCGATCCCGCGCGAACGTCAGCGGGCCGAAGTAAAAATCTTCGTCTCCCCAACGCCGTGGGGTCCAGAGGATTTGATTTTTTTCAGTCACCGCGCCGACTCCACTGCCCTTGGATCGTCCTCGAAATACCCCGGCGCGTCAGGCCAGAGATGCATAGGCTCGGCTGGATCCGGCTCCACCGCAGGTCCGCTCGACTGCCTCGGCTGCCTCGGCTGGCGATCCAGCAGCCCGCACTTCCGCAGCCTCACGATTTTCGCCGCAACCGCCACCGCCGATGTCCCCTCCCTTCCCGACCCTTCGAGCACCGCCGCAATGGCCGAAGGTGAAACACCTGCAGCGGTCATGTCAACCACGAACTCACAATCCGCCCTCGACCAGCGCCGGTTTACCTCGGGGTGAAACAGCACCGTCATCGGTTTTTCCTCCTCGCGTCGAATTGCCGCCACCAGCGGCGGAACAGGTATCCGGCGACCATGATTGCCCGCGGTTGGCTGATTTCGCGCTGCTTGCCGCGCGCCAAAGCCCGGCAGCGCGCGCCCCAGGCTTCGGCGCCACCATGGGCCCACGCCGACTTCCATGCCTCCCAGCCGCCGGGGAATGCCGCATGGCGCTCGATCGCGTCAAGGCTGAACCACGCCTCGCGCCGCTCCGGGTCTGCGGCCATGTCGGCGCGGTCAGCGGCGATCATCGCA